ATTTCCCATGATTCGTCATCATATGGAGCCATGAACTCAGAGCTTGGAGCTCCGCATACAATTGCTACTTTCACCAGTTTATCTCCTGAATTTGACCATCGAAACCACACACTGCCTCAAATGGCATATATTGATTGATTTTTGCTATGTCACCGTTATCCATTATAAGACCTTCGGGTTTAGCCTCTTTCTTCCTTACAATTACGCTTATGTTGTAACCGTAAGTCTTCACACTTGCCTCTGAGCAGTCGAACCCTGCGAGTATCAGATTGTACAATAAAAGTCCTGCGTTCCAAAGGCTTACATGACCACCAACTATGTTGTGTTTAAGCGGCGGCACTGTGATTGCAAGGATACCATCATCGTGCAGCGTGTCAAAGCACTTTCTGAGGAATAGGTTTACATTGAGTTGATGTTCTAATACGTGAGATGCCCAGATACAGTCAAATTTAGGAAGTTCTAATGTTAGAAAGTCGCCGACATGATCTGCGGGTGGAGTAAAACTGACTGTAGTAACTGTCTTGCCGTTTGCTTTGAATTCGTTAGCATGGAATCCCTCACCAGAGCCAAGATCCAAGACTGTGTCAAATTTAAGGAGGGAGAGTTTGTCAAAGGCGTCCTGTGCGTTCATATTCAACCTTTAAAGAAAAGGCCCACCCTTGTTGTACAGAGGGATGGGCCATGATCTATTTTAGTCTAGGTAGCCGTACAGTTCAACTGTAACAGTTCCTGTTTGCGTGGTAGGAGCGTCCTTGACAGAACCGTAAACAGTCAGTTGACCTTTCGGATCAACAGTTTGACCATTAACGAATTCCCAAGCACGTTTACCTGCGTCAGCAATCGTAATTGCTAGAGCGTCAGAGCCAGCGGCATCAATTGCGATACCATTGGTCAGAGCATCAGGATCACTCGTGACATTGCTGTCAACTGAACCCAGACCCAAATCAAGGGTAGGAGATCCAGAAGTAGCAAGGTCGTCGTTGTAGATCCGACTAGCAGCAACGATACGTGCATTAGCAGGGATGTCACCGAAATCGACAGTAACACCAGATGCTGATGCAGCGAGCTCAACGGTTGAACACAACAATACTTTAAGATTGTGTGCGTCACCTTTACCAGCAACTAGGTTGCTAGAGCCCTTACGCTCAGTAGCTTCGTTCGTAAAAGTTAAATCAGCCATGATTTTAGTTCCTTTCTATCCTAGCTATTAAGAGTCAACAGAAGCAGAGTGGAAGCAAGTAAGCATTCCATGCTGTTTACCGTTGTAGAAGATCTTCTTGATATCGTGCTTGGCAGCGATAGCAACACCATTCAGATGACCGTAATCATCTTCTTTGCGCCGCTTGTACTCAGCCATTTTACCAATACCAAAACCGATTGCTTGAGCTCCACAGAGGAAGCCTACACCAACTCGGCTAGAAGTATCACCAGAAGTAGCAAGACTATCACCAGCGGCTCCAGCACCCCAGATTCCATCATATGGATCTGAACCAGTACCGTCGATGAACTTATCAAGATCAGGAATTTCCTTGATCAAAACATTGTCCCAAAGCAGATCGCCACCAGCAAACAGTGGGTTGCTTACGCCACGGGCGCGAGCTTCACGGTTAGCTTGGATCATGACTGTGTCGTTAGCCAGATCGCGGAAACCATACTTACCTACGAGGAATACGTAGAATGGCTCTTCGCCGTCCATACGAATAGGACGAATAAGAGGATCAGCATCGGCTGCCATGCGCTTCATAAGAGCAATCATGTCAGGGTCAAGCTTATCATTCGTTGTATCAATCGTACCAAGTGAAGTGGTGTGATCTCCAGCAGTTTTGTTACCTTTAGCTGCACCGTACAGGATCCGGTCACCGTTATTGGTGTTCCATGTATCCATGTTAGCAGCAGATGCGGCACTTGAACCAACTGCACCAGTGGACTCGCCACCGCCGTAGTTGTAATAAGTTCCACCAGCTTCAATAGCTCCCAAAGCTTGGATAATTTGGTCACGCTTTAGCTCTTCCATCCAGTTACCGAGAGCAGGACGTGCCTCGCTAAACAGATCGAATTCCGCTTTTTCGTTTTCCTCATTATCAATCAAGACACCTTGTCTGTGGTATGTGGGTTGCAGAGTTGTTGCATAGTTAGAGAGAGCTTGCTCACTACCTGTCAACGCTGTGCTTCCACGTACACCACCGCCATCAAGTTTTCCAACCAATGGAATAGAGACCTTTTTAAGGTCTTTATTGGTTTGGATCATAGCGTTTTCGGTGTTCCCAATGAATGGGCCGAATTTGCCACCACGAACATACTCACGGCGGACTTTTTTCATGAATTTAGTGACGATATTGCCACTATCTATAGTGCTTTCCATTTTTCTAGCCTTTCATGTTAGGCAGTCTTAAAACTTGGAATCACCGAACATATCGCCCAGAGCTTCGTCTGTCTCAAGAGGCTCGGAATTAACTCCCTTTGCCGCTGCCTTGGTTAAATCAGGCACTTGTGTCGCTAACTTGTTCCGCTTTTCAGACTCGGAAAGCTCTTCTTCTTCGACAACTTTATCTCCCTGTGCTTCCGCTAATATTTTGGCTCGGATTTCTTCTTCCTTTGCCTCTGTATACGCTTTTGCCTTTTCATAGGCATAACGTGCGGGATCGGGGCTGTCGTTCATTTCTTTGATAAGGTTCTGGTCTCTATTGGCCAAAAACATGAAATCTTTTTCAACTTCCACGTAATCTTCATGATCTTCCATCATTTTTTCACGCGAGGCATTGATATTCTTTTCATAAAGCTCTTTCTCTACCTTGGCCTTAACATACGTTTCATATGCTTCTGGATCCTCGGCGGGGTCTGGAGCTTCCTCGTCAACATCATACTTTGCTTTGTATGACTCTAGCTCTTCTTTGTACTGCTGCGCTTTCCGTCTTTGATCGTGAAGTGCCGCAATTGGGACTGTTTTCTCTTCTTTTTCGGAAGGCGGCTCCGAATCTTCGCCCTTGGGTTCTTCTTTCTCAGATTCCTCTTCTTTGGTTTCTTGCTTTGGCTCTTCAGCTTCCGGCTTTACTTCCTCTGGTTTAGTTTCTTCGACTTCTTCCCCTTTAAAGACAACATCGAGGTTTTCGATGTCGGTATTTTCTACTGCTTCAGTCATTTTTACCTCATAAAAGCGCCCGAAAAATGCGGCGGCCATTTTGTTTGCGCCCGAACTCCGGCGGCGAGATTTGCACGATACGTGCGAATTAGTATTAGGGCAGAGTATACTCTATTTAAAACATGATTCCAAGGGCTTAGATCACTTCGTCCCTTTCCCTTAGTATTTCAAACTCTCCCTGCAGGTGAGAACCCTATAAAAACAAGGTACTATAAGATTCAATCTACCTCAACCCCTAAAGCCTCAACATCGTCCTGTAACGTCTGAATTGCGTCCAGTTGAGCTTGTTGAAGGTTCTCGGCTGCATAGTCAGCCATTGCTGCTTGCTTTAATATTCTGAGGGCAAAATTTGTTGGTGTTTCGCCATCAATCTTCCTGCGCTGATACCACTCTGTGAAATACGGGCGTAGTTTTTCGTTGACGGTTATGCTAACGGTTAGCTCTGTGGTGGCTGGTGGTAATCTTGGTATCATATCTGTATCCCATAAGCGATGATATCGAACTGTGTTACAGTGGATATATTGTCACGGATTGTTATTATAAGCTTATCTTCTGTTCCTTTGCGAAGTCTTAGACCCCAAGGAAGTCCGAAGATGTCAGCTAAGTTAATCGATGGTAGATAGCTATCAGCGCCACCACCTGATATGTCAGCTTTAAAAGCGTCTGTTCCTGTGCCAATAGCAGGAGAGCCAAGCGCCAGCCTGACCATATCTAGGTTTGTCTTTAACCCTTCGTGGAGGACAGAGGTTCCTGTCTCCTGTGTTTCGTGAGAAAACAATACACCATTCGTCAGAGCCGCAGCGGCACCAAACAAATTTAGTTTAGCTCCAGCATCAGAGATAATAGATGAAAGTGTTCTCAAATAAATATCATGATCGGCATGAGCTTGAACCCAGAACCTGACTTCATTTGTAGAGCCATCAACCGTCAAGTCCTCTGATCCCGCCGTTGTCCCATCAGCAGTAAAGTATTGTCGGAACGGTGTTGCGTGAACCTCTTCATCAATAGGTGGATGAGGATGGACAACGACGCTGACCTCCCCCTCACCATTAATGTGCGCGGTATTACCAGTCTTAGTATCTACTAGCTGGGTTTTTATCATCCATCTAGCTCATCTTCTGTAAGCGAAACAACACAAGTTGTCAGGGCTGTGCCTGTAACTGCTTTGATTGCGAACTTACCACCTTGTGGGATGTGGATATTTGACGTTGTGTTTAACTTGTAACGTGTGTTAGCTGTGGCGCAACGCTCGAAGAAAATAACGTCTTCCTGTGTAAGCCCTGTGATATTGTTACCGCTCTCAATCGTAGCTGTCGGTATCTTAGAAGACCCTACATTACGATTAGATGGAGTGATTGCAGTGCCTCCAGACTCTGTGCCTGAAACCTTTTCATAAAGGAAAGTATCAGCAGATGCGCACATAATGCGAATATCTGTTATATGTAGCTCGGCAGTGCCTGTGTTTTCTATATAGAATATGTAATCATTTGTGCCTGTAGGTGTAGCCGTGAAGTATAGGCTCCAGACCTTGCCATCATTTGCTAGATGCCTGTCATGTGGTGAAGTTTCTGCTTTAACCTCCAGCTTGTTATTGCTATTCACCTTGGCGTTGCCGTTGCCCTCGCCAGAGCCGTCATTAATCATTACCATTAGTCTAAATCCTCTTCGTTTATATCTGTGTCAAAAGCCTCTCGTAACATCATAGTCTGAATTTGCATTTCTTTCAAGATGCGTTCAAGAAGTTCCTCAGTTGTCATCCCGTCAGCTTTGATCGGGTCTTTAGGGGGAGTGTAAGCCATTACATCACCATCCATTCTGCTTGTGTTGAATTATAAGTAAATTCTCTGACCATGTATGGGTACGATAACCCATCCATAGGAATAGTGCTAGACCCGTTAATATTATTTCCATTGCCATCGATTGTAACCACCTTAGTTGTATCCAACCTGACAGCGTGTGTCTGGCCACTGACTGGTGATGCTGGCAGAGTTATCGTCACTTTGGCTGTGGCTGTGACTATGTCTTGAGTTGTGATGGTGAGGTCTACAGCAGACGTTGCTTCATTTCTGACTATATATTCGCCAATAGTCGCGGTTCCAGATGTTTCAAAGTCTGTGACCTTAACGCCAGTAGCATCTGCAAACATCGTGTAGCTTGCAGAATTAAAACCCAACCAGAATTGATTGTCAGCCGTTGCAGTTAGTCGGCTCCCTGTGCCGACACCACTGCCAAGCATAACACAGCCAGAATACATTGTTTGAAGATATGCGCCAATAACAACATTTTTTGTTTGCAATGTAGTTGTGTCATCGCCAAGTTTATTAGCTCGTCCAATAACACAAGCGTAACTATTGCCTTCAATTGCATGGCCATCTCCAGCAACTAGGTTGTACCAAGATTGCAAAGTGCTATCAACCCCGCCAAGGGGAGTTATACCTACCCTGTTGCTAGAGCCAAAGATAGCGTTACTCTGTGCGTTGTTGGCGTTCAAAACAATACCAGATATGAAATTATATGAGCATTTTCTCATGTTGGAAAATATCAGATTACCCATATTGAAAACAGTGGCAGCATCGACTATGTTTCCACCCCATCCACCGATAAGATTGGCGTTGCCGTTAACTGTATTACCATTACCAACAGCTAAAGACTTGGTTGCTGTGACTGTGTTACCTGTGCCAATAGCAGCGGAACCAGCACCTGTTACGGTATTCCCACCAACATCAATTGTATTTGGTCCTGATACATTATCACTGTCATCAATGATAACACCGCTGTCTTGTATCTCTCCACCTGTCCCGTTGAAACGCACCGCAGCGTTGTCAGTGGAAGATGGTTTTGTCACAAGCAAAGCGTCTGCATCATCAACATAATCTTTGCGCGTAAGGTGCTCATCAGCAGTAGGGGCAACGCCAAGTAACGCTCCGCCCATTGTATCGCCAGCGACTAAAACATATTGTGGATGTGGATCGGCGGCAGCCTCATGAGTCGGGACACCTAAATGTCTCTCAATCGTCATGTGTTGTCCACCACCGTTATGTTTACATCAGGAGTGGTCGAGCCGGACATCGTGTAGTAGATTCCCAAACTATCTGACCGTCTTATTACAACCGGAATCTTAAACGCCACAGTCTCTGCGCTTGTCATGCTTAATTGAATGCCATCTTTGTCATCCCAAGGATTAACAACAGAGCCACCAGACAGGGAGATGCCAAACGTCAGCGTTCCACCGCCAAAATCTCCACCAACCTCTATCATGCCCGTGATTTCGTAGGAATGCTCTTTCCAGCCCTTGATCAACTGGTCTGTAGCATCAACCGTTACGTTTGTTGTTGTTGTTGTCATTCATCACACCGTTACCTGCGGATCTTCATCTGGTGAACGCTGTAGAGATATGTTCTCTATAGCTACCTGCTCCGCTTTCTGGGTTGTGAGTTGGACCTCGGCGTATTTCTTAGCATTGTCCATCTGGGCGTTCTGGGCTTCTACGGCTTGTGCCTGTTGAGCGGCCTGTGCCTGTGCCTGTTGACGCGCCTCGATCTGTGCAATGATTTCATCCTTACCACGGATGCCTGACATCTTGAGAAGGTCAATAACATCAATCATGCCTGTCTGAGCCAGCTTGCTCATTTCTGCGAACTGTTCAGCCTGAATGTTTATGACGTCAAATGACTGGTCCACAATGATGTCAACATCAAGCTCTGACGTGTCATTCTTGACTTCAATGATTTCTTCCAGCTTCTGTGCGGCCTCTTGATTGCCTTGCTGTGCTGCAGCCATTAAAAACTGATACGTTGCTGCAAGCTTTTGACGTTCATCTAAGGGTCTTGACTCGTCAGCCATCTGCTCTTCGAGCCAGTCCTTTGTTTTGACCTGTGCATTCAAGCCGACCCAACGTAGGTCTTCTTGATCATCAGTGATTCTGATCCATTTCTCTTCGTTCCAGAACTGCTTGATCCTTGCCCAGATCTGACGGTATATCCGCTTCTCTAACCCGTTCAAGAGAGCAAACTGCCTGTTCAACTCAATTGTGCCAGCTTGCTGTAATCTATCGATTGCTTTACCTGACAGGTCACCTGACTGTCTTTGACCCGCTAACTGCGCGTTAAATCCAATCGCGTCAAGCTCCGCTTTTGCATCGATATAGAGGTTCAGTTGACCTGCCGCCATATCGCTCGTAGGTAGCATCCCGAAATCTTTACCAAACTCTTCTCCTTGGAACTCAACGTGGCCATCAGGTTTGGCCAGTTCTCGTTTAGCTCTGGCAACGTCTTTAACAGAGCCCTGTCTACCAAACGTCTGTCTGTTCCCCAAAAGGTGTAGCGCCTTGGACCGTCTATGGTTAATCTCGTCCTGACCGTCAATATAGCCTCTGACCTCACCATAGCGATTGTTCTGTCTATCAACATTTGCGCTCACTGCCTCTATAATACAAGTTGGCTCACCGTCATCATCTAGGAATGGAGACTCTTGGGCAGCGACCAGTTCAACATCACCGGAAAATATTACATAGTGCCAGACACCATTCTTGATAAAGAAGTGATATGCGACCTTGACCCGATTCTTATCTTTTTGATACCAATTTGGGCGGTCAGCGAATGTCTCGTCAATGCTTATGTCGCTCTCGAACTCTGTTATATCGTCAAGTTTGACATTCGGGAACATCTCTTTGACCTGATCTGCACCAAGCCACATAATCATGCCCAAGAACCGTGCATCGGAAAAATCTTTTTCTCTGGAGTGTGGGTCAAAGTAAAAACGGTCCCAAGGAATCTGTTGAACCCGAATCTCTACTTCGCCATTCTTCTTCTGTTTAACGTCAGTGATTGATGCGCCAGTACCTTCGATCCAGAAATCCTCGGCTATATCAACCTTGACATTATCAAAGTCATTATTGTCAGCAACATAACGCAAACCATCAGTGATGACATGGGCAGACTCCTCGTGTTTCGCTGTTCTGGGATATGCTTTTGGGTCAACCTTACGCAGATTGTATAGGCCCATCAGACCCTCTACCTTTGGCTTGATACGGTTAACCACAATAGGAGCTTGGCCTCTGGCTTTAAGCTTTGTGACTTCGTGAGCCGTCCACTGCTTGTGATCGAAATAGTCTCTATCGCGTTCAGAGAGGCGTCTAGCATCAGCAGTGTCTGTGAGATACTTCTGTATGCTTTCCTGATGTATTTTAGTCTTTGACATCTATTAGTCCTTCAAAAAGGCTTCCATCTTAGCGATCTTGTCCTCGTATTTACTCTTTAGTGCAGCAGCCTCGGTTTTCATGACAGCAGCGTCTGCCACCATCTTATCAGCCTCTTGTTTCTGCTTCTTGATCTTGACCTCTTCGACTTTTACAAAGTCGTTATAAGCCTTTAGAGCTTGGTCAACGGAAACTTTAGTGCTTTTGTGTTCTTTTTGTTCTGCGCGAACCTGAACCAATAGCTCTTCTGTAGCCTCTTTAGCCTCTTCAGCATCGATCTTGAATTTCTCAAGCTTTGTTTCAAGTTTGGTCAGCTTTAGGCGCTCTGCTTTGGATTCAGCGGCGATCTCTTTATGCTTATCATTGGCCTCGTCAAGTTCAGCCAGCTTACGATCAACCATCTCGATGATTTTCTTCTTTTCATCTTTGGTAGCTGCTTTGGCCGCTAACTCTTTGATTGCTTTCTTCATAGTATTTCCCTTATTGCAGTTTCAAGCTTACTAACCTTTTT